GTTTGTCACGTCCAGAGTTGAGTAGGGCAGATGCTAGCGCTGATCAGGCAGTCGCGCCGCATGCTGTGGGACCCGTGTCCCCAAATAAAACTATGCCTGAGTTGCTTTTCGCTTTAAGCAATCTCGCTGCCACCACCGAAGCCGTGGTTGCAGACAACACACAAAGCAATTCTCTGTTCCCGCAAAGAATAGAGTCCTCCGCACATTCGGAGAAGCTCGCTCAATTGATCATTCGTTATCATTCGATTGATCTTGAGTTTGAGACTTTGCTACGTCGATTTGGATCGCATTCTTTGATTGACTTTAGCTCCCCCCCGATATCAAAATTTCGGCTACAGGTTGAGCTTTTGTCTAAACTGGTTGATAAATTCAATTTTGAAAAGGCAACATTTATGATCCTTGTGTACCCCCAATTCCCCCAATTGTATCGTGTTGCGAAGTGGTTGACCCATGACTACTTTCGCACAGGCACTAAGCCTTGGCATATGGATAATGATGAAAATAGCTTCCTTTCTTTCGTCACCTTGAACTGGCTCTCTCTCAAGCCTCCTTCAAATACAACATTGCCTCCACCCCCCTTTGATGATTTAGCCCCTATGATGAGTTTCTTTAAGCAGTATCTATTGTTTTTCAATGGATGCTTTGAATTTTCGTTCGAACTTGCCGAAAGGTATGACGAACGATTATATGCACTTGCTAAAACTAACTTGTTTAGAGATTCCCCAATGCAGAATCTTAAGCTTGCCAAAACGCTTAGACAAAGACATATGATGTTGACTGACAACTATGTCTATATGTTTCAAAATAATGTGAAGACCGGTAACATTACACCAACCGAGCCTCTCAAGAAGCGTAAACGTGTTCCCCCTCACACCTTGGGACTTCTCCCTGATGTTCCATTGGTTCCTGAAACTGCGAAGGTCCAAAAGACTTTCGTTGAAGGAACCATTGTTCATAAGGTTGAAATGCCATACTGGGATACTCATATCACACAATCTACAATCACACCCACTGAGAAGGAAACCATCTCTAAGATGCTTCACAAAAGCATCTTTCCTCCACATGGTCAAGTTTGTAAAGCCGATCCCTCCCCCTTCGAAACAGCCATTTCTATGATTATACAATCGCCGCGCAACCAATTAACCTCAATTGTTGCCGCTTCTGTTCAATCATGTTATGACGCTTCAGATGATTATGCCCACTGGTATGATCTTCCTGAAGTGCCTTTCCCAATTGTTTACAATTGTGTTATCGATTACTGTTCCCGTCATCGAATTGCAGACGATGTCTTAATTGACATCCTCTCCTGTTTCGTTCTCACGCTTACCCCACTTTATCCCTCACTTCACAATTATGCTAACCAGATTCTCATTCCCCACGGTCAAATGAAATCTGTCGCTAAGCATTTGATCAATGAGGCTCTTTCTGCAGCAACCACTACGGATATCTCGATTAAAACTCCCGACATCCTTTCTGCCACAGAAAGACTCTCAAATGTAGTTGACGATGCCTCTGCCACCTTCAAGCAAGGAGTGGCTTCGGCAAAAGTTACTATTGATGCTGCGTCGACCAACATTGGAGATGGAATAAAATCCGTTTCTAATTCGATTGACAAAACACTTGAAGCAATTCGCCATTTCATTTCAGATGGAATTGGCGCAATTCAACAGACATTCAAAGACTCTGGATTCAATCTTACTCGTATTATTGAATTCATCGTTGGTACCATTACAACTGCTGTTTCCCTGTATTTAGCCGACTCGGTCGCCCTCAGGCTACTTATCGGAACAACATTTGTATCCCTCACTGGAATGTCACAAAAGATCCTCGCTCTTTTCCTTAGAGTCATTGGCAAGTCGCATGGAGAAATCCGTGCACAAGTCGATGATGATATAGAAGATGCTTATGGAGAGACTTTAGCAGAGTCCTTCTATGAGCTCGTCTCATCTTTCTTTGGAAAAAGAACCTTTCCTGCTATGAAGCTCGACTCATATCGTTCTTCTAGGCTCAAAGGCTTCGCCCACACCATCACAGGTCTTAAATCATTTTTGACGTGGCTTTTTGAGTCACTTAAAATTGGTTTATCATATGCTTGGGAATTCATCACCGGACAACCATTATGTTCTGACGAGCAAAAACTCGTTTTTAACAATATGGTTGAATGGATGATTGAAGCTACCAACATTGGAACTGAAGACCCTGACAACCGAATCCGCCGCCCCGAATTTCGCACAAAAATTTACGACCTCAAGAAGCGAGCAGATCAGTTGAAAGTAGATATTACTAAAACTGAACTCTCGTGTATTAAGGCTAGTTTATTTTCTAGCGTTGCACACACTATCGACCTCATGGATATTCAATGTCGCACCTACGACAAAGAAGATGCTGGTCGAGTCCGCCCAGTCGTCATTGAGATGTTTGGCCCCCCGCGAACAGGTAAAACTGTTTTAGCAAAGATACTAGCCAAAGATCTTAATGACGTCTGCAACCGCCCCTATGCATATTCTGCAAAGACTATGCTCACAATTCGTGTTGATCATGAGTTTTGGGATGGATACGATAACAATTTTGCTTGCATTGTTGATGATTATCTGCAGTCTACTAACAAAGTAGATCGGCAGAAACTCTTTCTCAATGTCATCGATATTGCTAACGATAACTCGATGCCCCTTAATATGTCAAAAGCATATGAAAAAGGCACCAAGTTTTTTACATCTCAATTACTCTTCCTCACATCAAACAGTCTCAACGGTGATATACCTGAAGACTGTGGACTCCAAAACAAAGACGCATTTCGTATGCGTCGAGACTTATTGATCAAAATAATCTCCGAACAGAAGGACGATGCATCTGAAGAAGTTGTACGTTCCTATGAATTCGAAGCTGTTGATCCAGTTTGTCCCACTCGCGTGTTTTTCAAAGGTAATTATACCACTCTCCTGACTGAGGCGTATCACATTTTGTTACGCCGAAAGTTGGGAGTTGGTAATATTACTCAGGCATTAATGCGCGAGAAACCCACCCCTCTCGTTCTTGACCTCATGAAAGATTATGACAATGTTATTGCTACTAATTCTCCATCAACAGTGGAAGTACCCATTATCAGAGATGATTATGAGGTAAATACACTTAAGATGGAGGAAGAAATACATGGTCAAGGCTTTTATGAAGACACTCTTGCTAGGATCCAGGCTAAAACCAAACCCGTTGTTGCGAGTACCAAGTCTGCTATGGCCCGGTACTTTGATAATATATCAAAGTACAAGGCCAAAGTAGAAGATTGGTTCTTCAACCACTGGATGGAACCTGGGTCTGCAGTTGCAGTCACCCTCGGAGCAATTGCTACCGTATTGAGTGTATCCGTCGCTGGATACCACATATGGCAGACATTCTCTGATGAGCGTAGTGCTCGTGATGCTTTAAATCTTCATGCCCAATCTGGCGAACCTCGGGTTGATGAACCCAAGGGACGTCGGAGAGGCAAGAAATTTAGCAAACGAAAGAACAAATATGATTCCTCATCCAACGAATATGAGACAGTCATTCTACGCAACCCACATGGTCAGGGATATGATCATAACGCTGAGGCCGTTGTCATGAAGGTACGTAAGAATTTATTTATCATCACAGGCAACGACTGCCGCGCTCGGTGTCTATTCGTTAAGGATAGACATTTCGTTACAAACAAGCACCTCATCCACTTGTTTCAAGGCAAGGATGTTACTTTCAAAAATGAAGGAAAGACGCAAGTCATTCTAACAGAGAAAATACATCTTGTCAAAAGCAAGCACCGGGACCTGATGTTTGGTTACATCATAGATGCAACCTTTCCAGCCCAGTCTGACATTGTCCACCACTTTGTCAAGGAAGAGAAACTCCCGGTCGCTCTATCTGGAGAAGTCGCGATTGTTGGTGAGACTACCGTCCGCCTTACAACCGATGTTCTTCATTTAGAAGACCTAGAGTACCCTGGTGATGCTCTTTCGAAAGAACAGATCAAAACCACCGATATGTTTGTCTGTCGTATGAGCTCGTATGATGGCGAAAGTGCTTCACCGTACATAGCCTTTAATCCGAACTCAGAACGCAAACTGATTGGTATCCATGCCGCCGGCGGTAATGGTTTTGCTTATGGCATTATCCTTACTGTGGACGACATTATTAGAGGTACTGTTCAGTGTCAACCCGATGTTCACACAGGTCTGCATGCTCAAGGCTTGCGCACCGTGCCAATTATCGATCCCACTGAACTACCTGTTCTTGATATCAGTCAGCTTGCTGACAAACAAATTAGAATAGTAGGTACTGTTCCTACTAATCTTAAAGTCCGTCAACCTGATAAGTCCTCTTATCAGAAAACAGTTTTGTACAATGAAGAGACGTGCACCAGCACTCTCTCTATGCTCCGCCCTCGTGGTGGAGTTAGCCCTATGCTTGAAGGTTTGAAGAAGAAACTTGTTACTACTACAAACCAATATGAAGACGCATTGTACATGCAAATGGCTGATATGATAGTTGACAAACTCCCTAAAATCATTCAGCCCAGAGTCCTCACTCAAGATGAAGCCATCAATGGTGTTCCCGAATTTGGAAACTTATCCGGTATTGAATTGTCAACCTCTATGGGTTGGCCTTACAATGTTCTCCCTCGCCCCAACAAGCAACCAGGAAAACACAGCTTCTATAACGTTGATCCAGTCACACAACACATAACTCCAATTCCAGAACATGCTATTAAATTAGCAAATGTATGGGATTATTTACCTTCGGGTGAACTACCTGAAGAACCATGTGTGGTGTGTGATTGCCTCAAAGATGAGAAGTTACCTACCGCGAAAGTTTTCATTACAACCAATGAAGGCATCCAATGGATTGGAAAAACCCGTATAATGGGTCCCCCCCCCAATCCTTATCTGATCGCTGAACGACGTTTGTTTGGTGCATTTGTATCAAACTTAATGAAGTTTAGAGAGATCGGAGGGTTTTGCGGAATGGGGATCAATGCCCAATCTTCGGATTGGCGTGTTCTCTATGACCGCATGCGTGCTGGCCTTGGTGACGATAGTGATATCGTTGCTAACGCTGGTGACGTACCAGCTATGGATGGAACTATAACAAAGTTCCTTTTCAAAGTAAGCTTTTACATTATCAGAAGGTGGTACGGAGACGCCTGGAGTGATGAAGACCTTTTGAGAGCACATAATTTAAATTTTATGCTCACGGAAGAAGTCTTGCACCTTGCTATAAATGTTCTTTATTACAACACGTGTAATCCCTCTGGTCGTTTCTTGACCACTCCCCTGAATACTGTAATAGTTATTCTTGTCATTATGGCTGCTGCCTTTCGTCGCGCACAACGTGACTTTAAGGATCCTTGGAAGTCGGCAGGATACGTTTTAGAACGTGCCTCTGCTTTCGGGGATGATCATATACTCCTTGTTAATTCGAAAGACCCAGTCGTAGATATGTTTGACATACGCGACGAGTTTGCTCTTTTTGACATGGGTTATACCAGTATCCACAAAGATAAGCCTTTGGAACGTTACTACCCTTGGAGAGAAGCAATGTATCTCAAACGGTATCCACGTGTGCATGAGGATGGCACAATCCATGGCGCTCTTGAAAAAGAGACTATCCTCGAGATCCCAATGTTCGGTCCGAGTTTCATGAATGCAGAGCAAAGAGCCAAAACAGCTCTTGACGCTGCACTTCGTGAAGCTTATCATTGGGGTCCCAAGTTCTACAACGAACTTAAAGACACCAACAACCTCATGCTTCAAAAGCATGGGTGGGTTGGCGTGACCTTAGCGTACTCCAATTTGCATTCAGTGTACCACGGTACATTGCATGGACAAATGGAGCGCGTTGCCCGAGAAGATAGAAACGAAGCCAATAATCAGACAGCTTCTGTGACCCAAATCACAAAGTTTGAAGATACTGTTGGTGTCGATCAATCCGGTGAGCGCCCAACTATTAGTCCTGCTCTTCGTTCTACAGACCCTTATCCTGATCAAACTCCAAAAGAAGTTTTGTCTAGAGTCTACGAAGTGGCATCTTTTAATTGGTCGTCCACCCAGGTTTCCGGCACCAACTTGGCCGCCGTTCTATTCCCTCAAGCCTTGATGGTACCTAACATCTTGGCCAAACTCGATTATTTCCAATATTTGCGTGCTGGTATTAAGTTCAGTTTTAGATTGAACACTACTACTATGCATAGTGGTAAATTGTTGGTAGCTTATTTGCCTGAGTATAGTCCTACTGCCACGTTTAAACCATTTACGAACATATTTGCTGCATCCAGCAATCCGCACGTTTTGATATCAGCCAATTCTGCCGTTACGGCCGAAATTACTATACCTTATGTGCATCCACGTTCGTATTGGAACATGTCGCAAGACTACAATACTGCAGGCTTTGCCCCGATGGGAGCTGTGTACGTTTACGTACTTCATCCCCTATCTTCTGCTGCCTCTATCACCACTGTCACCACCCAAGTAATCATGTATGCCTCATTCGTTAATCCTGAAACCGCTGGTTATGGCTTACATGTCATTACTAGTTCTATTAAACCGAGTGTTCCTCATGGTCAAATGGAACGCCTAGGTGGTGCAGATCAAAAGAAAGAAGCCGAAGTACGATCAGAGAAAGGCATCATTTCAGATGTTGCCCGTGCAGTTCAACGCTCTGCGTTTCGAATTGCTGACATCCCCTTCTTATCCCCTTATGCAAAAAAGGTTGGTGAAGGCGCTGGTACTTTTGCTAGTTGGATGGAAGCTATTGGTTTATCAAAACCAACTTCTGTCCAAGCTAGCAATAAAGTCAGACTGGATCCTAATTCTGGCTTTGCACAAGTCTCCGGCTTAGATGGATGTGATGTGCTTTCTCTTGATCCAGAAAACCACGTCTCAAATGATCTTTCGCTTTATGGAGAAATGGTAAATTACGATGATTTTAGAAATTACGTATTATGCCCTACTCTAATTGCATTAGGTTCTTTTGATGAAACTGCCCCACCAGATTTCGCTTTCTGGAATGCTCCTGTGTGTCCTACAATTTGTAACAAGACTATCTTCGCTCTAACGGAGATATTTGATACAACGCACATCTGCAATGTGGCAAAAGAGTTTAAGTACTGGAGAGGCCCCATGCGGTACCATCTCGTCTTAACCACGAACACTTTCAACTCGTGTCGTGTAAGATGGAGTTGGATCGCTGATCCTACCTTTACTGGCTCTATTCCCAATTCTCAGGCCGGAGATATTGTATCTAGCGTCATAGACGTTAATGGTGACACTTCTTCAAGTATCACCGTACCGTATCTTCGAGAGGAAGCGTGGCAAGTCGTCCCCGACATCCACCTTTCCAACCTCAACCCAATTACAAACTGGTCTGGCTATAATGGTCAAATTAGTTTACGCATTGTGAACCCACCTGTATCAGCACAGAACGATGTACAAGCCTCTACTGTATATTTTGCTGTTTATTGTTCTGGTGGGCCTGGTACTGAGTTCGCTAGACCTGTGTCCCTTGACACTAAGTACTCAGACCCCTATTCGGTCCCTCTTTCCCAACTTCACGGGCAAATGGAACGCATTGCAACCGCTACCGATATACGTGCGCATTTCTTAACAGATTTTCCGTCCATTGTTCCTACAAAATCATCTTCAACAGATGGTTTACAAATGGGCGAGCACATAGGTAGTTGGACTGCTCTGCTGAAGAGATATACTCTTCTATCCAACTTTGCTCCAGAATTCGAAACTGGAATCCAAGGTCTCTGGGATAATACTGATATCACAGTGAACTTTACCACCCACTGGAGAATTCGTCGTACCTTCTTGTATTCACGAGGAAGTATTAGGCTTAAACTCCAAGTCACATCGGAAATTGGTAACAATACAATTATTGGAACCAACTTTTTCCCTGCTGACATACAGAAACGTGCCGAATTTCAAGCTAATTATGACACTTTTGCGTCTCAAGGAATTGCTATGACCCAAAGTAGCGTCCGTAATGTGTTAGAGGTGCAGATACCCTTTTACTGCCCCTATCTAATGCATTCGCAAATTGCCATGTTAGACATTGACGGCCAACTGCTCCTCCTAGAGTATCCAGCATTTCAATGGATTCTCTCAGGAGCTGCAGATTCGATCAACTTATATGCAGCTTGTGCTGATGATTTTACATTAGCATGGCCTGTAACACCTGTGCCGCTCCAGCGGTCCACAGCTCCCTTCGATAAGAAGGCGGTGGCTCCCTACCGTAAAACGGCTTTTTGTTTTGCCAAAAATCTACCCCAGAATGTTGTTTCAGACAACAATTCTAACCCGTTGAAAGAAGAAACCCAACCTCTTGACGGAGAAGGAAATATAGGTGCACCTGCAAAGGTGCACCGCCATATATCCTCTCGTAAACGTTAATTTCAGCTTTCATGCCCTAGGTTTTTCA